AACGAACACAGGATCGCCATCTCCTCTTCGTGCATCCAGCGATACAGGATCTCAGGCCAGTAGTTGTGCACAGTCCAGTACTCTGGCTGGCTCTTGGGGTTCTCGTGAGCATAGAGATCTGCTGCGATGTTGTGCACCCGCTTGAGTGCATCCTGTAGTGTCTCTGGGACACGTAGGCAATCCACCGTAATTGGATCCTCCGTCTTCTCGCCCTCCACGAAACACGAGAGCAGAGCAACCAACTCTGCCCGCGGAAGATTAATTCCTTCCATAAACAGCTTGGACATCACGAGAGGATTCCCCTCATTGATTTCCGAAGCCAGTACACCCATCTCCGTCAGAGTCTCACCGTCAGCATACCCTAGCCTCTGGAGATTCGCTAGGAACGGGACCTGAATAGTCTTGAATGCCTCCACCTTCTCTTCGAGCAGGGTAATCGCCGCCCGATTCTTCTTGAACTCCTTGAATTCTATCCATCCCTTTTCCCACTTAGGTCCCACATGCTTATTTTTCCACGAATCCAGTGACGCCTGTGCCTTCTTCCGCTCGGCATTCTGCGTCATCCGAATTTGGGTCTCATACGTATCACGCAGCGCAAACTCTTCGACATCCAGACCCACATACTTTGTCTGCAGCTCCAGAAGTTCCGCCTGTCGTCCCTCCGTCTCTGCTTGACGCTGGACGTACCAGTACGACTTCTTCACCAGCCCCAGCCATCCCGTCGTCCCGCTCTGAAGACACTTCAGGAGGAAATCATAATGGAAATCCATTCGTGATTCTAGGGACTGTTGCTTCCCCGTCATCATCCGCTGTACATCCTCTACGGTCTCAGGTTTGCGGTCGGGGAGATAGTACACGAATCCGCGCGTATCCTTTCCACGCCGACCCGCACGACCCGCCATCTGGATATACTCGTCCGTCCTTAGCATCCGCAACCCATCTGCGCCGTCATCATACTTTCGGTAGCTCGTGAAGATTACCGTCTTGGTCGGCATGTTGATGCCAACCGCAAACGTCTCGGTCGCAAATAGAAGCTTAATAAGGCCACGTGAGAACAGCATCTCCACGATCTCCTTCAGCAAGGGAAGCATCCCGCTGTGATGGAAGGCCACACCTTTCATGAGTAGATCTATGAGTGTATGGTACTGCGGTAGTGTCTCTAGGTCAGGGTACCGATGGAGATGGAAACGTACAATATTCTTGATCGCCGCACCCTCTGATGTATTAATCAGGGTAGAGGACACCTTGGATGCGTACACTTCACAATTCTTGCGGGAGAACACGAAGAACATCGCGGGCAATTTCTCCTTGGTATTGAGATCGTCAATCATCTCGTTCATCTGGTGGAGAAATCCAGTAGAACGGATTTCGCGGGCGGCCACTGGATCTCCAGCAACCCTGGCTTTCACTGCATCCGAATGCTTACGCTGAGCATCTTCAATACCCTTAAGATGCCGAAGGTAGTCGGTGTAGGATTCCTTATGGAATTTGTCTTTCTCGTCCATCAGAAGTTTGTCTCCCACCCGATGCTCCAGAGGAACAATACGATACTGGGTGGAAATGAGGTGTATCGGAACCTGCTTCATTTCACCGATCCACTGAGCAAAGACTGCTGGACTATCAATCGTTGCGGAGAGGAGAACAAGACGAATCGTCGGTGGAAGGAGGATGAGACATTCCTCCCACACCTTTCCTCGCGATGGATCGTTGAAGTAGTGAACCTCGTCGAAGACCACAGCATCGACTCCGTCTAGCGACAGTGAGGCTGTAGACCCCACGCCCTCCGTTGACGACCCGATCTTGAAGAGAAGGTTACGCAGAATCTCCGTCGTCATCACCACCACTTCGGCCTGGGGCATGAACTTGATATCGCCCGTCATGATTCCGACCTTTCCAGGATATAACTGCTTGAGATCGTTGAATTTTTGGTTGGATAGGGATTTGATGGGGGTGGTATAGAATACTCGCCCACCCCTCTTGAGCGAGTACTCAATTTGGTACTCGCCCACCAGCGTCTTACCACTGCCTGTCTTGGCGGTGACAAGAACATTCTCGCGGGCCTGGATAGCGGCCACGGCATGTTTCTGAAAGGGATCCAGAGGAAACGTGTAGTTCGTCTCAACCTCGGGAGCCTGTTGTGATAATGTATCTGCGATTCGAAGCATTTTGTCTGATGTTTACCCAATGAGGCTCTTACGTTTCCGTTTTAGTCTAAAAGAGTGTCGGGGCGTTCGCGCGGCAGTAAGCACCGTCCGCAAAATAGTAGACGAAGTAGAAGGGGCCGAACACGAGGGCAAGGAAGAATCCAAAGAGCTTCTCGCCAAACGATCCCGAGCGACCGAAGCACACAAGGGAGAAAAAGAAAGCAGCGACTCCAAACAGAACCCAGGCCAAGGCAAATAGACCCAAAAAGGCAGCGCGGACCTTGCCACCCTTATCGGTGGGGGCAGCCGCGCCTGCAGTCTTAGACTCCCCTTCGGCCGCCAATACCTTGGATAATGATGATGTAACACTTCCCCCTGTCAGATCTGTCATCTGATTAAGACCAGGAGATCCAGCGGGGAGAGATGCAGCCGCACTGGCCTGTGATGATGTAGCCGCCGTACGACCAGGGGATCCAACAGGCAGAGACGAGGATGTGCCTGCTCCCGAGTTCATTACATGCCCTGTTGCAGCATTTGTGGACGCAGGAGGGACATACGATGGGGGCGGAGTTCCAGATGAACTCATGCTACTTATTATTATATCTTGCCCCTGAATATTTTACGTCTTCGTTGCAGCAAATACGTTGCGAGCTAGATCCCTGGCATCCTCTTCCGTAATATTCGCGATCGTCCGTGCGACATCGCACAGCCCGTCGTGAATATCCACCCACTGCTCGTCATTCCACGGAACCTCGGTGGTGCGAGGACCGCGACCAGGAAAGTTCTCCAGAAGAACGCCGTCCTTCTTGCCCTTCATGAACATGTAGCAACGCAGCTGGACGAAATCGTAAGCTGGCGGAACCGTCCAGAACCGCTTACGGTTCTTTGTTTCCACGACCTTTTCGCCCTGCATCCCGTCCAGATACCCGATGAGGCGGTATGAATCACACTCAAAGTCCACAAACGAATTACGGCCCGTCACTTCAATCCCTGTAGCTGCCGCGTGATCGTTCTCAGACTTGTCCTCCAACTTTGTTCCACGCCGTTTCTGGATCTCAGAGGCCAGAACTTGGTGCTCCTGCGTCGTCTCAATCGCAGTCTTCACTTCAGTGCTTGCACAGAGGATCGGCATCTCCTTCTCAATGGTCGTTTGACCCGCTATGACACGAGCAACAACCTCTTCGAGGGCGACGCATGTAGGTGTCCGCTTTCCCTCCAGTGTCTCCTGCACAACTTGGCGAATGTGTTCCTGCTTGAAGGTCTTGATGGCCGTTTCTACCTGAGCATCCGACGTGGCTCCCACAGACTGGTCTACAGATGCCCACATGGCCTTGATGGCAGCAGGAGATGCCCCCGCTACAATTTCACGATCGGTCTTAGCACCCATCGTGTTCTTGACATCTAGAGCAAGTTCCTTGAATTTGGGCATCATGGAAATGACCTTGAGGAGTGATTCATTCTTGCTGCGATACGGATTACGGCCGAGAAGAGATGCGACATCAGATGCTGAGAAACGGGGCTTCATTTGTAGTCGTGAGTTCTTACTCTTTACCAAACTCCGTTTCCCTAATCCGTTTTACGCAAAGAAGTTCACATAGGACGGACCTGCACAGTTGTTTGCATGTGTAATCTTACTGAATATATCCCCACACTCAGGGTTTGAAGCCCTAGCCATACCTATGGGTTCAGGTCCAAACTCGGCAACCAGTTTATTGTACCGTTCTTTTACTTCGAGGGCTTCGGGTGACCCATCGGTCTCAAACCATGGCGATTCTTTCCAATAGGGTTTTATATCAGAGAGTTCGGATAAGTGAATCACGTAAAATTCGTTTTCAAGACGTAGACAAGCCACATCGCTTGGAAATCCAGCGATCTCCCAAAAAATGTGTTTTGTAGTCCGAACAGATGATTGGTGGAGATAGTATTCCTGGTTTGAATGAGTTTTGTTTTTCGCAGTAAGACCGATCCTTATATTTTTAGGAATCCATGTCTGCTTATTGATATAGTCCAGTAGCGGACGAGTCATCACAAAATCGGCATCCCACCGAAACATCCACGGATACCGAGCCTGTTCTGTACACCAGTTGGAATACCGAATAAAACTGTGATCCGAATCGGCATCTGTCACCAGAGTTTCATATCCTGCTCTCGATACTCCGTGGTCGTAGGTGACAATACGCACGTGTGGATTCTCTTTCGCGAGACCAGCTGCAATGTTTGGACTTTTATCGGTGCATCTGTGTAGAATAAGAACAATCTCGTAAGGAATCGTTAGAGAAATCAGGGATCTTACAGAGCGAGCGAGGGTAGTTTCCTCGTTGCGAATACGGACGATAAAGGAAATCCCTTCCGCCTCCATTTACGTATCCACGAACGTTAGTATGTAAATGGAGACTCGCCCTCCCGCTCCTATCCGTCTCCACATCTTGGCCTTGCCACATACAGTGACCAATGACGATTTCAGTCATTGTGCGTATACGGGGAAGGTACTGCGATTCCCCGAAATGATGATGTCTCGTGGGTTCGAGGTCTATCATTACGGTGTAGAAGGGTCTACCACAGGGGCCACTCGGGATATTCAGCTGATGACGCGGGACGAGTGGGATTTCTTTCGGGTTCAATCGTACAAGTTCCTTCATCCTGAGTTGTCCCATGACAATGCTGTAAAGCATCTGGCGGATCACAAATCGTTTATTGGAGATCTGGGGAACTGGTCAACACCTCTCTACATCGAATTCAACGACCGTCTACGCCCTATTCTCCAAGCAAACTATCGCTCAACTGCCACTGATATAGTGTGTGTCCCGTTCGGCATTTCTCATAATCGTGCACTACAAGATCTCAATATGGTTGTCTGCGAGAGCGGGATTGGGTATAACGATTCAACTCGTAACTATCGTATCTTTGAGAGTTATGCGTGGCTCCATCACGAACTTGCGAAGTCGGGGAAGTGGGGACAGAATTACTGGTTTGTGGTCCCGAACTACTTTGATGCCCGTCACTGGCCTCTATCCCTTACCCCCAAGCTGAATACGGTAGGATTCTTCGGTCGGATCTACGATGGAAAAGGATGTCATATTGTGATGGAAGTGGCATCACGAATGCCCCACGTCCAGTTCATTCTATGCGGCCAAGGAAACCCCGAACCGTTCATGAAGTATCCCAATATTGTATATAAACCCCCTATCTCAGGGAAGGAGCGGGGGGAGTATCTGGGATCTCTTACAGCTCTTCTGGCTCCCACAATGTTTATCGAACCATTCTGTGGAGTGGCAGTAGAAGCGCAAATGTGTGGAACTCCCGTATTGACTCAGGATTATGGTGCGCAGACAGAGACCGTAGAAAATCTGAAGACTGGGGTTCGCTGCCATACGCTACAGGACTATGTACTTGGAGTCCAAATGGCTATAGATGGAAAGTTTAATCGTCAGTATATCCACGAACGTGCCGTCAAGTTGTACGACATGTTCGAGGTAGGGAAGAAGTATGAGTATGCATTCAAGTGTATTATGGATGTCCACAGCGGGAAGAACGGATGGTATTCGAAGGAGTCCCATCTCGCAGCTCTAAATTAGATGCTCTGAATGAATTCCCGAATTCACTTCAAATAGACTGAATGAATTCCCACTGCAGATACTCACAGATCTTCTTCCATATCGCGTCGTGCTGAATGAGCCGATCGCGGGATTTGAGAAGCGGGAAGTGGACTTTATATTCGTCCAGCTCCAGCAGCTCCAGGAATTTGTAAATGATGTAGGAATATGAGAGGAAATTGCGCCGCTCATCGGGGCAGTAGAGAAGGTAAGGAGCCTGAACTTCCTGGAACATCGCCCGAATCTTGTCCTCAATTTCAGGTGTAATCGTCGGTGGAGGATTACCGTTCAAGCGCGATAAAATATGAGCAGCATGTTCATAGTATCTGTTTCGTCCCAGTTTCTTCAGAATCTCACGAATGTTCTGTTCCGTCAGTACTGCAATGTTTTCGATACGTCGCTTCTTGATTTCGCAAATCACTTCGTTCATCACATCGTCGGGAATCTCCGTGCTCTCTTTCGCCTGAAACTGATTGAGAATTTCGTTCAAATGATTCTGTTTCTTGTACGCATAATTATTTCGCTCCTTTGGCGGATCACGAAAACTTGGGAAATCTGAGACGACGAGCGCATACTCTTCTGACCCACACTTGGGACACACTAGAATACCTTCCGACGTGATTTCCTCGCGCGGAATGTTGCAGGGTGCACAATGCTCGGACATCTTCTTGATATTGTCCGCGTTCTCCGCAATGTTCAGACCGTTCGACAGACCGCGACGCGACATATATTCGTCAAACATTTTCTTCTTCGACGGTCCCGCAGCCGTTTCGGTCACGGAAAACAGTTTATCGAATGTCCCTGAAAGCGCTCCTCCCACATCAAGTTTTGACACGGTTTTCTTCACTACAGGGGCATAGTAATCCAGCATGATATCCCCACTATCCAAGTAATATTTTTGAATATCATACTTTTCAACTGCACGGGCCTTTTCGTCTTCCAGACTTTCCAAATCTTTCCGTAGACGTGTAGACCGCATAACGTCCCCGAACTCGAATGGATCAAAGGTCGCTGATAGATCGTTCTTCAGTTGGTGAATATGTTCATCCAGAGCCGCAATGGCTTCATCCGTTGTCTTCTGCTGAAGTTCGTCAATATGGCGTTCATGAAGAGAATCCAGCGTTCCAATCTGGTCCCTCTTTCCTCCTCCTCCTTCCCGAGACTTCTTCACCTTAAACACGTCCGAAGACATCTTTACTAAACTATTATGAATCTGGGTTGACCACCTGTAAGCCATTATTTCGTTATTTCGTGGCAATATAGGCAACAATGCATGCTAGGGCAACTCCCCAAAGAGCATATGCAAGTGGGTCAGCATATTCAAGTTTCATTAGCGGTGTAGCGTAGTAATTATCGGGGACGTAATCTGCAAACCTTTCCGTCCTTGTCGTGCTTGCGCGCAACTTCGTCTCATCAGCCACCACCTTTGCCGCGCGACGTTCGAACGTTCCCTGATCACCAGCACGTCGGCACCCTGCTCCAGGAGGAGGAAGACCCATATTCAATTCGAGCGACGGTGTCAGGAACTGGGTGTCGGAGGTATTGATTTGTCCGTTTGTGTCAACTACTGGACACGTGTATGCTTCGCAAGGAGGAACCCCGTCAGCTACCAGTCCATTCATAATTTTCAGGGGATTCATTGACGCAAGATCGCCACCTATTCCAGGAATAATACCATCCAGGCCCGATCCTTGAACAGCCCTCTGGAAACCTTCTCCAAGAACACCTGCAGCATCGTCCCCACCCAGATAATTGTTCACGTAGGTCGAGCGCTTCACAACGCTTCCACCAGGTGCCTTGCAGTATCCACCCGTATCCCGAAAAAACTGGCTTCCAACCTTGGGTCCTTCTACCAGATTTCCGACATAACTCCGCACTGCTCCAATGTTGGTGGACACTTGGTCAAACGATCCGTCTGACGACACCCCCTTCTGTGCAGGCGACTGGATGGTCTGGAGATAATCAAACGACGGACCCAATACTGTATCCATCCCCGCATTGACAGCGCCAACAGGATTATCGTTTACTTTTAGGATGGAGCTCTGAACATTTGCCCACATGTTATCAGCCTCTTCTTATTTCTTCGGATGAGATGCAAATTCTACCAGTTGACGCTGGAAGGCGGGGTTGGTGAGGATACAGGGACGCTGTCGAGCCACGGACTCGATTAGTTTCATCATCGGTATACCGAAACGCCGATGAACGTAGGCAATAGCTAGAGTGGCCGAACGGTTCATTCCTGCATGGCAGTGAACATACACTTTCCTACACTGCGGATCCCGCAAGAACCTGTCCATAGTCTCCTCGAACTTAGGATAGAAATCGCGGATGATTTCTGTCTGTTCAGTATCTTCGGCTCCTAAACTAACATACCGAGGACCCAGATGACGACGCGCCCAGAAAGGACATGCACTATCGTCAGCACAGTTGATGATGTTAGTCACGGAATAAATACGCATAAAGCGAGGAGTCATATGTGCCCCAGGGCCAAGAAGAATACGATCAAACACGACTGCGATTGGATCGTATGCTGGTCCCCGAGTTCGGGTTCGGTAGGGGGCAATCAGTGCCTCTACCTCTGACATTATATAGCATCGCGAGATTTGCGAATATGAATTTTACTACGCTACACCAGGGGCTGGAGAAGCGTCTGGAGAATATAGACCAGAACAACGCCAAGGGCTCCGAGAACCGCGGCACCTGTCAGCGAGACAACCCCCGAACCCGCATACGAGTTCGGGATGTAGCGGAGAAGGAGGGACTGGACCTGAGTGAGGGAGACAATAAACACGGCGCCAAAGACCGAGACATACGTCATAATGCTCTTAAGAACTGTCTTGGCAGCATAAGGGTTCATCGGAGCAGTCTGGGACGGCGGGGGAGGAGTATAAATGGCGGACGATGTTCCAGGAGTCACCATCTGCGGGTATGTTGTCGCGGACGGCAGAGCCATCGCGGGCTGCTGCGAACCTCCAGTAGGCATTAGCTGGTCTAGAGGAGTTGCGTCCATTTCTTTATAGTATCTAGAGTGAAAGTCTCGCGTCGGGACACGACGCATCCTCCACTTTATAACGATAGCACTTTCCATCAACTCTCGTGATCATCTTTTTCAGTTCATCAACTGGTATCGCAGACACATCAACTTCTGTCTGTGGGCGATGAAACATGAGGACTGCAATACCTAGTCCAATCACAAAAGAGAAGAAATAGTTTGCTTCGGGTTTTTTCATCACCTTGCTGATCTCCATTACATTACTGATTTAGAAAATCAATACCGTCCGTACATTGGACCTCGTAGGCGTCGGCACGGAAACAGCCATTCTCAACCTTAGGATTTCGCAGAATCATATCGGGTTTTCGAATATCTGGGACTAGTTTCTTGATCGTTCGCGGAGGAACAAAGATAGTTGTCACGATCATGCCGACCAGAAACCCCCCGAAGATCCAGAGGATGTCAAACATTATTCTAGACCGAGAGTTTTATAGACACGCTGGAGGGTTTCAAGATTGTCTCCGCTCCATGTAATTGTCTTCTTTCCGAGTGGAATATTCGCTCCTTCCCCGAAATTCACGAATAGGTCAGCAATGTAACAGAAAGACCGCCGATTATTGATCCAAAAAATACGTGGATCATTCTTGTCCATCTCGTCATAAAATTGATCGCGGTGGTTGGTGTATCCTCCTACCAGAACAACAAACATCTTTCTATCTCTCTGTTCTATACAATGAAGGATATTCGTAAATTCTGGGATGCTCGTACACTTCTCGCCATTGTAGCGTCTGCGATCGCGGTAGATAC